ATTTCTTGTACCCACTTCTTAAACAAATGTGAGCTTGATTTAAGCTCTATTGTTAATTTACCCATGCGTCCCTCCAAGATTTAAACTTCTCTTGCACATAATCGAATAAAGCATAGTAGCTTGTTTCTGCTTTTAATACTTTAGCAAAAACAGCTTTATCTATCTCAACTCCATTATGATAAAGTTTCAATTCACCTGCATTTCTTTCATAAGTGATTAGGACAGCATCAGTATCAGCACCTAATGTTTGCACAATATCATTTGGAGAATTTTTAAAATTCACCTCTCTGATATTTGTAGTAGGGTGCGTTAAGTTTTCTACTACCTTTTGAAGTGTGCTTGGTTTTTTATCATTGTCTTCCATGTTATACTCCTATTATTGTCTAGCCTTTATACCAAATTAGATATTAATTGCAAGGAGTTAATGGGAGATTTATGAAGTTTATTTTAACAATATATGTGTGTTCTTTTATGGAATTTAGTTGTGGTCCTGGTGTTAATTATCCTGGTGAATTTAATAATTGGTATGATTGTATGATAAAAGCCCATGAAGAATCTGTAAATTTATTAATAAATATTCCACCAGATATGGTAGAAGTTAATAGATTAGCCACTAAATACACTTGTACACCAGCCCTAGGTACATAGGGTTGTATTCCTACCATATTTTGTTATATAATCTCTTATGAACAGTTATCGAATTCAGATACGATACGAAGGTAAGTATTTTGATGGGATAGTTCAGGCTAACAACGATGTTTTGGCTTTACAACAGTTCGAGAAGAAACTGACCAATGGTGAAATCAAAGCACAAGATGAACCTCTTTATACAAAAAAAAGAGTTTTCATCACATATGAGGAGCTAAAAAATGGCACTACAAATGCTAATATCGGAGAAGCTTCAGTTGGAGTCCAAATGGGCAAGCCAAGCGTTACAACAGGGCAGAGTAACGACTGATATGAAGTGGATCGATATAAAGATTAAAGATCTGAAAAAAAGAATCAATGAACAAAGCGTTATTGATGCATCTCAGAGTCTTTTAAATAACAGCTAGTAAAAAATACTAGCAACCTATAAAAAAATCATCTATAACACAGGCTATCTATGACTTTAAAAAAAGGAGATTCGTATGCTGATATTCCTAACTATATTAGGCACTATGTTGAATCAACCGAACGAGGCCACATTATTAAAATTCTTACTGAAACAGGACTCAAAACATTCAATTGTAAATGGGCTGACTACAAGAGAACAAAACCTATTACCAAAAAAGAAACCTAAATAAGTCCTTGATCTCTTAGTTCTTGCGGTGGCCGTTGTGGGCTACACATTGGGCAGTCTACTCTTATCTTTTGTGTTTCTGTTGTATCTTTCCAAACCCAAACTTCTCTTTTATCCCAGCATCTTAAACAGCTAGGTCTTTTAGGTATGTATTTTTCTTCTGCCATTTCTTTTTTTGCCTCTCTAAATAATTTTAACATGGCTCTGTAAGCAGTGCCACTGTTATATTCATCACTCATCTTTTGCTTCACCCCAAGATTTACCAAGAGCTACATCACATTTGAAAGGAACCTTTAAATTTTCTACTGCATTTTCCATTCTATTTTTAATCATCTCAATGTCTTGATCTGATCCAATACTAAAACATAATTCATCATGTATTTGTAATAATGGTAGATGACCTACTTTATAACAATCGATCATAGCTTGTTTTGCTTGATCTGCAGCTGACCCTTGTATTAATCTATTCAAAGCTTTGTATGTAAACGCTCTTCTAATATTATTACCATAATTAGCTTTAGCTTCATTATAATCCATAGCTTGATTCATGCCAAAAGTTGCTGGCTCCCATTTATCAAATCTACATTTACGACCTTTTATAGTTCTAATGAAACCAAACTTGCTGGCAGACTGTGTTACAGCTGCTGCTAATTTTTTTACAAAAGGTACTCTTGAGTTATATTTATTTAAAAGAATCTCTGCCTTATCTTTATCAATACCAAGTTCTTTAGATAACTTTGCCTTACCCATACCATAGAAAAGACCTAAGTTGATCGTCTTAGCTTGTGTTCTAGATATTCCTGCCATATCAGCTACAATTTGATGAAAGTCTGCAGATTCGTCTGCATAAGCTTGAATAAATTCATCAGATCCATCTAAACGCTCTCCAATGGACGCAGAGTAGTGAGCTACTAATCGTGGCTCCTGCTGTGAATAATCGAATGAACCCCATTGTCTGCCGTCCTCAGGAAGAAACAGAGACCTTATTTTGTTACCGTACTCTTTGTTCCTAGCTGGTATTTGTTGAAGATTAGGATTTGCATAAGATAGTCTGCCTGATACAGTTCCACCTTGATCAGATCTTAATTGATTAATCTCTGCGTGTATTCTGCCTTTATGTACATATCTTTGTATTGAATCTATAAATGTTGAATGAAATTTATTTATTTCTCTAGCTTCTCTTACTAATCCTGCAATAGGATGTTCACAATTTTGTAACCAATTAGTAGTAAAAGATGGCTCATTAGATTTTGCAGTTCTTGGATACTCAACACCAAGTCTATCAAATACCTGCGCTACACTTCTTGCTGCCCAAATATCTACATCTAAAGTGGTTTCTTTTTTTATCTTATGTAAAACTTCCTTCTCTTTTATTCTAAATTCTTTTTTTAACACTGCAGCTTTAGCTTCATCGACTCTTATTCCTGTTTGTCTCATTTTAATTAATATTGGTAAAAGCTCCATCTCCATTTCCCAAACATCATTAATGGATTGTTTTTGTATTTCTGCTTTAAACCTATGCCACAATTTTAATGTTAATGCTGCGTCTTGTTCTGCATAAAATCCAACATAGCCTGCAGGCATTTTCCAAAGATCTTGTTTTGGATCTATACCCCACTCTTTAGCTTTTTCTTTTAAAAAGGTTTCGTTTTTAATTTCACCTAAATAATCTTTCGCACAAGCGTTGAGAGAGAAGCTCCACCTATTTTCGTCAATCAAAGCTGCAGCTACCATGGTATCAACTATCTTACCATTTATTTCAAAACCATTTGCTAATAACCAACCCACATCATAGGAAGCATTATGAAATATTTTTGTGCTAGGTCTTTTTAGTAAATCAACCATGAATGCAGTTGTTACAGCTAGATCCATATTACCACCAGCATCATGTTGTATTGGAAAATACCATTGCTGACCAAGTGCAGCTACAGCAAAACCAACAATACCACCATCAAATGTTGCCCAGCCAGATCCTTTTGTTTTTAAGTTTGGATCTTTAGTTTCTAAATCTATCGCAACTTCATTTGCATGTCTTAGATCAGGATACTCTGATGGAGCAACCCAATCACTGTCGTTGTATATAAAATTTAATTGATGACTCATGTATCTTGCATTTGAGCTATCATTTGAGCCCACTCCTCTTCCTTTTGATGTGAATCATCTGGAAGTTCTTTCTTCTTTTTTCTTTTTATAAGTTCAATTTCCATTTCACAATAATGGATAATTTTTTGTAAATCTTCTATGCCGTTTTTATCTTGATACCTTACAACATATCTTATTACATTAGCTTGAAAAGGATTTAACAAATTCTCTCTAATAAATGTCCAAGGCTCAATGACATACTTTTTATAATGAGATCCACCAATTTGTTTCTTAGACATAGTTACTTTTATACAATTTATAATATTTACTCAAGGGAAAATGGTATTTGTGATAAGTTCCAAGTAAATGCAGGGTGTTAATGCTTCTTGTAACTCCAGTATACCAAACTCTTAATTCTTTCACTCTGTCTTCTAAATTTTTTCTGTCAAAATGAGATGGAAAATTACACTTTGCTGATATTACAACATTGTCTGCTTCTCCACCTTTTACCTGGTGTATAGTATCTATAATAATTCTAGCTTTGTTATCTAAATTAACTTCACTCTTTAGAAGCTTTCTAAAGTAGCTTTTTTCCTTATCTTTAAATTTTCTTTGAAATGCATCAATCCATAGTTTTCGATCCTCTACCATACCACCTTGTAGATGTAGCTGATCAAAGCTAAATACTTGGTTTGGGTGAGCAAAGCTCCACTTTTTACTGTCCGCTGATCGGTAGCCGTGATCTATGTTTAACAAGTAGTTATACATATTACAGGCATCTTCTCTCGTTATTGCACCACCATCGCATATAGTTTGCCAATCACCAATAGCTTTCCATTGGTTGATATCAAATGATTTGTTCCCACGCATATCTTGAAAATATAAACCTAACTTTCTAGCTTCGTCTTGCATTTCTTTCTTCACATCATTGATTCGTGCAAGCACCATCCAAGATCCTTGTATCTCCCAAGGTATTTTTTTTAATGTACTCCACTTATAGATCTCTCCGTCACTACCATTAGAAGTAAATTCTTTTTGTATTCGATGGCCTTCCATACCATTTAAAAGACACTTAGAAAAGAAATGTACTTTTTTATTTAGTCTTCTAGATTGTTTAAGTATTTTTACTTTACCAGGAAAAGTTTGAAAGAAGATAACATCAGCACCATTCCATTCGTAAATAGCTTGATCATCGTCACCAGCTATATAAACTTTATCTGCGTTCATAGCTAACTTAACAACCATGTCCCATTGCAGAGGGGTAAGATCTTGAGCTTCATCCACCATTAATATTTTAAAAGGTAGTGCTAAACCTGATTCAATATATTTTTGCACCATGTCCGTAAAATCTAATCTATCGTTTTTAAACTCACCTGGGTTAGCTTCGTAAGTTTTGTATTGTTCGTATCCTGCGATTATTGATTTAAACTGTTGTAGTCTAACTTTCTTTCTAGGTTCTTTCTTATACAGATCTATCGGATCCATTTTCATATTTCTTGCTCTATCATAAATTTGTAAGGACCAGTTGTTGTAAACTCTTTGGTCATCCCAAGTGGGTTTATAATTTATTTTAACTGTGCCGTATTGAGTGTGAAACTGCAGCATGTCCACCTTTGGATCTAGGACAGGTATGTCAGCGAATTGTTGTCTAGCTAAGCTATGTAAAGTTCTAAAATATTTAAAATCATCTTCATCGTAACCTTTAAATTGTTTACGAACTCTGTCCCTACACTCTTCAACAGCCTTATTTGTAAATGAGATATAACAAATCTCATCAGGAGATATTCCTCTTTTTAAAAATCTTGCTACTCTTTTTAAAAGTCTATGGGTTTTACCTGTTCCTGGCGGACCAAAGAACTTAATTGTTTTCCCATGGAGCTTTTGCTTTAGTAAATTTGACATCTTTGTTTCTGTGTTCTGTTTGTTTTGGTAATGTTGCAACCCAATGTCTCGCTTGTATGCCTTGGAATTTTGCTTTCTTCTCACAACCTGCTCCTTGTAGGAATATAGTACAATCTTTTTCCGACCAATTGTAGCCTTGTTTTTTCATAAACTGTCTAAAAGTCTCAAGTTTAAATCTAATTTCTTTACCATCTTGAAAAATATTATCATGTTCAATCTGATCAAACTCTGTAATTGTATCTGTATCTTCAAAGAATTTTATTATTCTTGTATTGAATACTTCTTTTTTCTCTTCTTCTCCATCAAAACCTTCCATATCTTGTTTATTAGTAATTAATTCTTCAAGCCAATCTCTGTATGGGTCGGGATCTCTTTTACTAGGTTTAAGTGGTCGCCAAACTATATCGTAATTTAATAATCGTTCTCCTAATAATTGTTGTTGATATAATTGTTTTGTATCTAATTTGACTACTTTACCTTGTATGGGCAGTAACCAATAAGGTTCAGGATATGAATTTACTTTTATTAACTTACCGACTTCAGGAATTGCTTCATTTAAACCAATACCAAATTTTCTCTTTGCACATTGTGTTGATCCATTACAAAACATTCTTGCAACAGATGTACCACATTTATAAGAGTAATCTTTCTTTTCAACTTGTTCTATAACCTTTGCTATTTCTTTTGGTGTAAGAGGCGGTACACAAATAGTTTTGTTCATTTCTCTAATCTCAGCTTCCCAATAATCTTTATCTTCATTAACCTTTTTACATAAAACACCTACATTGAACATAGCATCATTACGACCTTCACCTTCTCTTACTTGATTTCTAATAAATTTATTTACACAATTTGGCCATTGTTTGTTTTCGGTGTCCGTTGCTGTTTTAAGATTTTTAAACTGATCTTTCGTAATTACAAATTGTTTTACATACTCTATGTATTTATCAAAGGATAAGCTTTTTGCTTCATCGTCCATGGCACATCGTGTAGGAAACTTTGCATTGTGATAAGGTAAGTTAACAAATTGACCTTTTTGTTTGTCATCCCATTTTTCAGGAGTTAGATCTACTGTATCTTGTGCAGGAAATATATCAGTTTTTGCATCATTAACACCAAGGTCAGATGCAATTGAAATCATTTTTTTTCTCATCTCTGCTGCAGCTACAGGCTCAGACAAATGTAAAATTAAATGTAAACCATTTGATTTAGACCTATAAGGTACAAATGGATATTTTCTTTCTCTAATTATTTTTATAAATTTTTTATGGTCAATGTTGTATCTATCAACATCTATTACTCCCCAACTTGCTGTAGAGTCGTCTCGTATGGGAACAGTTCCAAAACTATCTTTACCTTCTAAATGGTCTAACCAATTTTGATCTGTCATAGGGATAGGGTTTATCCAGCTACGCCATTCATCTTTTCCGTCAGATCTTTTCTTGCCTAACTTTTTAGATTGACCATGATATGTATCAGACCCTTGGAACAGCTTTTTAAACTGCTCCAAGGATTTACTAAAGTCCATATTTAAAATGGTGTTTTAGCTGATTCTTCTTCTTGGCCGTGTTTTACTTTTACACTACCACTCATTAAAGACTGTCTAAACTTGTAAGCTCTATTCACTAAGCTTTCGTCTTGGACTAATCCTTCTGATGTAATCTCCCAACCATACCATGATCCTAACTGGTTTTTTTCCAAAACAGTTTTTAATCTGTATTGTTGAGTAAATGGTGCAGGTCTAAAGAAACCTTTGCCATCTTTTTTAGGTACTTGCATCATATTCATCATTGAGTTCCACTTTTTAGATTTTTTTCTTTGAGTAGATTTCATTGTGATTAATGCTTCGCTGGCCATACTTTCTTCGACTACGACTACAAAATGAGAAGCTGTCTCTTCTATGTAGTTTCCAGATTCCAATCTATCTTTACCGTCATCACCTCTATTAGTTTTAGACATGATATCACTATCAGCTGGATAGATATTTCTAGGTGCATTACTACCTTCTTGTCCTCTGTCCGCCCATTCAATGTATTCAAACTTGTAATAAGCAGGTATCACCAAGATGCCTTTGTTACCGTCATAGAGTTTATCTGTAACAGTATTGTAGATCATTCCTGGTTTTGCAGCTTCAATATACTTAGAATCTCCAGCTGT